TAAATTAATTTTTTTATGAGTAACCTTTTCCACTTCTACAAAATCAGTAGCAAGAACACCTGTCCCTGCAGCTTGAGATGGAGAAAACAATACTTTATTAATAAAATAATAATCCGATGCAGTAGTAGCTACTGATGGCATATTATAGAACTGAGAAGCCACAAAGTTTAACGGAAGAAAAACAGAAAACAAATCTATTACCTCTTCGTATCCTTTTTTAATATCGGCATAACCTGTACCGGATTGTCTTGCGTTTTCTTTGTTTACCTGATAGTTATATTGATAAAAATAATCCTCAAACAAATCTAGCTGTGCTTGCTTTGCATAAAGGTTGAAATCTTGTGGCGATATGTATCCGTAATTATTTTTATTAAGTATAGCTAATACCGTGTTTCGGACTGAGTTTATCATCTATAAATCTTTTTTACAAAGATAAACAAAAAAAAAAGAGGGTTGAAAAAATCAACCCCCTACTAACTAAACCACAATGTGTGCCTACACTACGATAATTGTTTTTCTAAATACTCAAGTTTTTCTACACCCTCATCAGTCTTAAAATAAGAAGCTAATACATGCAGAGGTTCTTCACCAAAAGGAATAGTTACTAATCTCTTTTTGTTTGATGGTAGATTAAAATAAACATCTTTCTTTTTGTTTCTATAAGATAACATTCCTTCTTCAAAAAACTTTTGAATAGTTGAATGTAACTTTAATGCAGGGTCATCAATGACTTGTAAAAAGTCTGAAGGATAATTTCTAGCGTAAACTAAAATGTCTCGTTTCAATTCAGAGCTAGACATTTTTGTTACATCTCCTTTTAATATCACTCTTCCTACTGCTTCCATTTCTTCTACATCCATTTGCTTGGCTGCAATTAAAGCGTCTACTTCAACATTCAAAGATTCAACTTCTCTAGCTGCATCTTTGGCTGTATCTACTTCTTCAAACTTTCTTCCATTCAAAGGATGATAAGCTAGAAATCTTTGTAAGGCTTGATTTTGTTTTGGAACTCTTAGTAATCCTGATTCAAAGATAATAGGCGTTACGATAGCATTGCCATCTTGCTCATCTTTAAAAGGACTTTGTTGATTAGTTGCGTATCTGATTTCTCTATTTTCTCCTGTTTCTTCATCAAAGTAAAGTAGAGGTCTACGCTTTGAACTTTTGGATGGGAGCATGAAGCTCAAGGGAGCTG